TGACTCGCAAGGGGAAACTCTTGTGTCTATCACCCTCGTTAGCAGTGGATCCGTTCATCCTGCGAAGCGTTGATCAAGCTATGGCAGTAATCTGCCCAAGAACCTTATAATAGAGATTGTCTCCGGCCTTTCTTAGCTAACGCGAATGTTATACCGTTCTTGTTGAACCCGAGATATATAAATATTTATGAAAACAAATTTCACAACATTTACACACCTTCGAGTCAAAAAGTCAGTTAGCAAGTGGATTAAGCTTAAAGAGTTTAAACTTTACTTCCTAATTACTATCTGGATATCGCAGTGTGATAAGTATGCTATACCATTTTATGTATTAATGGATAGAATCAAAGTGTTAGTCCACTCTACAGGTTTTAACTTTACGTTTAATTACCTAAAGGTGGCAACTCACTTAACGATTCAAGCCATTAATTGTTCTCCTATATTCGGGATGTCAGAACCTCGAGTAAAAAGAGATCATCATGGGTTTCCAACACTAATACCAGTCGAGATAAGATCTATCATTCGTGATAAGTCTCATCCTGACTATGTAAGAGTGGTAAAAGCCACATTAACTTCTCTCAGTATCTTTAGAACCTTTTCTACACAGGTGGAACCCAAACTAAGTACAATAATTGCACCGTTTGTTGGTTTATCTCGTACATTAAACAATGTAGAGCTTGCCGAAGTATTGAAGGAACTTAAGATTAGAATCTATTCAGGCTCGTTCAAAGGTTTTATATCAGAGAACGCCGGACCGAATGGATCAAAGGCTACGTGGACCTCGCATTTAGATGCGTTGGCTATGTTGTCTCATCCTAGTCAGTATATTGCTTTCCATTTATTAGCATTAAGATCGAAATCTTATGGCTATATGGTGTGGCTTAATATCCTCCTTGTTCTAATGGGACCTTTATATGGTATTTTATTACTATTTAAAGTGATGTCACCAATGAAACTAGGGAAATTGTCAGTGGTCTATGACCAAGCTGGTAAAGCCAGAATTGTTGCAATAACAAACTGGTGGATTCAACTTGCTCTTCGGCCTTTACACGATTCTATATTCTCAAACCTAGCGAAGATCCCACAAGATGGGACCTTTGACCAGGATGGAGCATTAGATCGGCTTATGGCGAACTGAGCTGTGGAACATAAGTTTTATAGCTTTGATTTGTCGGCGGCAACTGATCGTTTACCTATTGACTTACAAGTCCAGATTCTAGCTATTCTTGGCTATGATTCTGAAAATTGGAGACGTCTTCTAGACTTTTCATGGTCTTGGAAAGACGAACAGATTAAGTATTCTGTTGGGCAACCAATGGGTGCATATTCTTCATGGGCGATGTTGGCATTAACACATCATGTTATCGTAAGACTAGCCGCTCGACGAGCGAACGTTAGTTCGATCCCTAATTATGTAGTTCTGGGTGATGACGTCGTGATTAATCACGATGATGTCGCTCGTGAGTATCTTCATATAATGAAGACACTTGGAGTCGAAATCAACCTTAGTAAATCTATCATTTCTTCGGAGATGGTTGAATTTGCTAAACGATGGCGGACTTCAGAGAATGATCTCTCACCGCTTGGACCAGGAAATATCCTAGTCACGGCGCGAGAGCCTTTCTTCCTTGGAACCTTAATTACAGAAGCGCAAAGAAAAGGTTTCTTCGCGGATACTTCTACACTTAAATCTGTGATTGATTCTCTACCTGAAAAATATTTCGGGAAAGAGTTATCAGTTGCACTTTGGGCAGTATTAGGTATTCCTGATCAACCTCATCTTTTCGCCAGCGGGGCGCAGAAATCTGCGTCGTTCTGGTACGTTTTTGAAAGAGGGATTAATCAAGCTCATCGAGATCATGCTCTTTACCAAGCTCTATTAGAGATTGTTAAAGAGAGAAATTCTAATAATGTTAAGTCAGTAGATGACGCAGAAGAGGCCTTTAATTCAGGCTGGTCTGGTGCATCTGTATCTAAGACTTATGCCACACGTCTGATTGAACGTTTATACAGGGTTATCTCACCATCTTACTGGCTTTATGCTTTATCGTTTCCGAACGCTAGAGTGAAAGCTATGCAAATGGAGGAGACTCTTGTGAAAGAGTTCCCGACAGGTAAAACTGTTAGAGGTAATCTCTCGAAACTCGTTTCCTGGGATCCTACTCTCAATGCAAGAAGCATTGATTGGAGAGACAGAAATGTTGTTAAGGACTATACTCGATTCGTCAAATTGTTACAGGTGAAATTCCTGAAACATCTCGATTCATCGGGTGAAATGTTCTATAAACAAATGTATCGAAAGTAAAATAGTTATCAGCTTATCCTAGCTAGTGCTAGTTAAAGCCCCTGCCGAAATGCAGTGAACAGCTCCCTAACGTTGGTCAGGAATGATCAAGCACCGTCAGATATCTAGAGAGATTCGCACTCTTTGAATGTGCG